TTATTTCGGGAGCGACCCTCTTTATTTATATGTGGTGTTATAGTATACTGTTAGTAAGGAGTTTTTATGAAAGAAATCAAAGTGGCGTGCAAAGGGGCTGGAGTTTTAGACATCGCCCAGATAGTTGATTTTCAAGGCAATTTGAAACGGAGAGGGATTGAAGACATCGAGAAGCTTAAAACTAGCATCTTAAAATACGGATTTTCTTTTCCGTTTTTTATTTGGGTAAATAATGGGATAAACTATTGCTTTGATGGACATGGCAGGCTTATGGCGTTGAAGGAGCTAAGAAAAGAGGGGTATAGTGTTCCAGAGCTCCCAGTCGTTTATGTTGAAGCAGAAGATGAGGAGGAAGCTAGAAATAAGCTGTTGAGATTAAACTCGCAATATGGAGCGATGAGCAAAAAGACCGTTGAAGATTTTATGGTTGGGCTTAATTTTAATGTTGAGGAACTTAGCCTCCCAAGTGGGGTGTTATCGTTCGAGCTTGAGGATAGGATAGAAGGGCAAGAAGCTTTTGCAGAATATATCGACGAAGAAAACAATTATATTGTGCTGAAGTTCACGAGAGATATAGATTTCATAAACGCCCAGACATTGTTTGGATTAGAAACCGTTAGAGGATATTCTACAAACAGAAGCAAGGACACAGGGAAAGGGAGATTGGGAGTGGGGAGAGTGCTAGATGGTGTTCAAGCAATAGAGAAGCTAAGGAGCGATCTATGAGAATAGCTGTTGCGTGCCCATCTTATAAAAGACCGAAAGTTAAGACCCTCGATTACCTTCCTTATTGCGAGGTTTTTGTTGATGGAAAGGAGGGGGGGGGGTACAAGGCGAATAATCCAGAGGAGAACATAATCATCTGCCCCGATGGGGTGCAGGGGAATGTGAGCAGGGTGAGGAATTATATTCTTGATTATTATTTTGAGAAAGGCTACGACTCGGTTTGCATAATTGATGATGACATGGAGGGGCTTTATCGTTATGAGGTTGACGGTTTCTTTGGATATGTAAAGAAAAAGCTCAATAGCGAGGAGTTCATGGAGTTTCTGGAGCATGCGACCTTTGTGACTAAAGAATGGGGATATAAGCTGTGCGGAGTAAACCCGACGCCAGACGCGAAAGCGTATCGCCACTTCACGCCATTTTCTACAGTCCAGTTTATTGGGGGACCTTTTTCTATTCACCTAAACAATCCGTTGAGATATGACGAAAGGTTGTCGCTCAAAGAGGATTACGATTTGACGATAAAACATTGCCGAGAGTATAGGGGAGCATTAAGGTTCAACGCTTACCATTACAACGTTGAGCAGGCGAAGCAGGCAGGAGGCTGTGCAACGTATAGAACGAGTAGCATAGAGCAGTTGGAGATGTTAGAGAAGAAGTGGGGAACAGGAATTGTAAAGAGGGACAAGACAAGTCGGAGGGGGTTTGACTTCAACCCGATTATAAAAATACCGATAAAGGGAGTGTGATTGACATATCTACAAGATGTGTTAAACTAAGCCTATGGAAAAGAACAAAGGCGGTCGCCCTAAAAAAGAAATAGACTTTGACATGGTAGACAACCTTCTCGGGATTATGTGCACAGGTGAGGAGGTCGCAGACATTCTCGGTGTCGACTATGACACACTCAACGCACGAATAAAAGAACAGTTCAAAGTGAGTTTTTCGGACTATATCCGAGAAAAGCAATCGAAAGGCAAAGCTAGCCTTAGACGCAGGCAGTATTTAGCAGCGGTTGAAGATGGAAACCCGACGATGTTAATATGGCTAGGCAAGCAATATCTTGGTCAGAAAGACAAGCAAGAAACCGAGATGACCGTTCAGGGTGGCGAGGAGCCTATCAAAGTCAAGTGGCAGAAATAACAATCTTCGAGCAATACAAGCCTTTCTTTCTTGGTGACTACCGTTTCAATGTAAGCTACGGTGGGCGAGGGAGGGGAGCGACTTGGAACATCGCTAGGGGATTGTTAGCCGAGAGCCTTACCGAGAAGCACCGTATCCTCTGCACTAGGGAGTTTCAAAACTCAATAAGCGAGTCGGTTTATGAAGTTATCGTTTCACAAATAGCACTCTTGGGGCTGGATAAATATTTTAACATACAGAAAACCTCAATTGAAAGCGTGAATGGTAGCGAGTTTATCTTCAAAGGACTCCGCCATAACATAGACTCAATTAAGAGCATGGAGGGTATTACTAGGTGTTGGATTGCGGAAGCCGACAAAGTACCACAGGACAGCCTAGACAAGCTTATACCGACTGTTAGGACAGAGGGGTCTAAGTTTTACATAGACTTTAACACCGACTCGGTAGACGACCCGATTTATAAGATGTTTGTCGAGCATGATCGGGCGGATACTTTTGTTATGTTCCAGACCCACAAAGACAACCCTCACTTTCCTGACGTGCTTAAAGCCGACATGGAGTGGGACAGGGAGCATGACCCTGACAAATACCTTTGGGTGTGGGAGGGACAACCGAGGGCGTTTAGCGACGCTTGCGTGTTCAAGGGTCGTTATATCGTAGACGATTTTAAGACGCCCGATGATGTTGAATTCTTCCATGGTATCGACTGGGGGTTTGCGAAAGACCCGACCGTTGCGGTGAGATGTTTCATAAAAGACGACCGCCTTTGGGTCGACCAGAGCGTCGGGGGGGTCGGGGTAGACATTGATGAGCTGTCGGAGATGTTCGACCGTATCCCCACCTTGCGTAGGTGGGTGAGTTATGCAGATAGTTCACGACCCGAAACGATTAGCTATATGCGGAAGAAAGGGTTTCCGAATATGCGACCATCTTTGAAGGGCAAGGGGTCAGTTGAAGATGGGATTGAATTGCTGAAGGGTTTTGAGAAGATTGTAATTCACCCTCGCTGTGAAGGGCTGATTGAAGAAATGAAACTATACCGCTACAAGGTGAACAGTTTGACAGGCGATGTTATGCCAGTTCTGGAAGACAAGAACAACCACTATATCGATGCACTTCGCTATTCCCTTGGTAACCTTGTAAGAAAACATGCCATAAGGACACTAGACAGAGGAGCTTTAGGATTATGAATTATAGCGATTATTTAGCCGAGTTTAACTCGAAGAAAGCGGTTAGCAGGCTGTTCGCCTATTATCGTGGCGAGCATGACATCTTGCGGAGGGGTGGGAAGAAGACGCTACCGAATAATAAGCTCGTGAACGCCTTCCCGAGCTATATCACGAACGTCAATACAGGGTATTTCCTCGGGAGCCCTGTAAGGTACACCTCGCTGAACGAGGAGTTCGTGCAGGAGCTTCAAGATATATTCCTCTACAACGATGAGCAAGATGAGAACATTGTGTTAGCGAGGTTTGCGAGCATCGGGGGGACTGCGTTTGAGATTGTCTATTTAGACGAAGACGCAAGGATAAGGTTTGACGAGGTTTCGCCCGAGCATATGGTCGTGATTTACGACGACAAGATAACGCCCGAGCCGTTGAGGGCGATCCGCAGGTGGCAGAGGGACAATGTTGAGCACCTTGAGGTTTACACCAAAGAGGAAATCATCAAGTACGAAGGTGGCAAAGAGGTTGTCCGTTATCCCCACAACATAGGTGATGTGCCTGTAATTGAGTTTCCAAACAACGACGATAGGATTGGCGATTTCGAACGAGTGCTGACGTTGATTGACGCTTATGACAAAGCACAGTCGAACATAGCCAACGATTTTGAGTATTTTAGCGACGCCTATTTGGTGCTCAGGAACCTATCGAGTACACAACCCGAAGACATCGAGAACATGAAGCTGTCGAGGACCATGTTGATAGATGACGCAGGTGACGCCAAGTGGCTGTTGAAAGATGTTCAAGATAGTGCTCATGAGAACTTCAAGAGAAGGCTCGCAGAGGATATACACCGTTTCTCGCAGACTCCTAATTTGACAGACGAGAGCTTTGCAGGTAACGCAAGCGGAGTGGCTTTGAGGTATAAACTTCTAGGGCTAGAGTGGAACGCAAGCGTCAAGGAGCGGAAGTTCAAGAGAGCGTTGCAAAGAAGGATCGAGCTTATTTGCAACGTGCTTAATTTGAAGGGTGCGAACTACGATTGGCGAGAGATTGACATTCAGTTCCACCGCAACCTACCGCAGAATGAACTTGAGCAAGTGCAGATTGCGAGCATGCTCAAGGGGATAATTTCAGACGACACCTTGTTGTCGATTATTCCGTACATAGACGACCCGAGCAACGAGATGGAGAAGATAGGGGCACAGGGAACATTCAGGCTGTCTGATTTTGAGGAGCCCGATGAGCTTTAAGGTCGACTACCAAAACGGTCAGCGTTTCGTTGACAAGCTAACACCTCAACTAGAGAAACAGATTGCCAAAGAGTACGCAGGAGCGTTGAAGGAAATCAGAGCAACTATGGCGGAGTTTTATGCCAAATATCCAATGACCTACCAAGAGATGGCGAAGTATAAACGGTTGGAGAAATTGCAGGCGGAGTTGAAGGTTATCATCTTTGAGCTTAATAAAAGGCTGGAGGGGATAGCGGAGAAGGGGCTAGAGGATATCTATACCAACGCTTATAACATTTTAGGCTATGCTTTAGAGAACAATGCCAATTTTAGCTGGGCGATGCCACCGCAGAGGGCGATTGTCGAAGCGATAAATAACCCAGTCAATGGACATAAGGTTATAGACGCCTTAAAGACCAACAGGAATTATGTAATCGACCAAGTGAACCAGACCGTTACTAGAGGGTTAATTCGGGGCGACAGTTACCGAGATATGGCTAAACAGCTACAGGGAACCCTGGAGGGCAACGTTAATCGTTATGCTTTGCGGATTGTGAGAACCGAAGCTCATAAGGTTCAGAGCATAGCACAGCTAGACAGCACCGAATATGCCGAGAGCAAAGGGGTGAAGGGCAAGAAGGTGTGGGTGTCGACATTGGACTCACGAACCCGACCCGACCACCAAATGATGGATGGGGTTGAAGCAGACGATGAAGGGATTTTCACTTTGCCCGATGGTTCGAGGGGGGAAGCCCCTGGACTTCTTGACAACTACGACCAGAATATAAATTGTCGGTGCACCTATATTTATGTCATTGATGAGATGCCCGAGCTCCGCAGGGAGAAGGGTGGAATTAGAGAGTATAGAACCTACCAAGAGTGGGCGAAGGAGAAACAATGATTATAGCAGGACCTTGTTCGGTCGAAGGCGAGAACTTTATTGAGATTGCCAAGTTTGTTAAGTCGCAAGGTGCAACCCACCTTCGGGGTGGTATATTCAAGCCTCGTTCCAGCCCCCACAGGTTCAACGGACTAGGGGTGGAGGGTTTAGAGTTCGTGGTGGAAGCCAAGAGGGTTACGGGACTACCCTTTGTGTCGGAAGCGATGAGCCCTAAGCAGATAGAGGCCCTTTACGATTATGTGGACATATTCCAGATTGGCACGAGGAACCAGACCGCAAGTGAGCTGCTCCGAGAGTTCGGCAGACAGGATAAGCCTGTAATTCTGAAAAGGGGAATGGCGACGACGATTGATGAGTTCGTGATGTACGCCGATTATATCATTTGCGAAGGCAACGAGAATGTCATTCTTTGCGAACGAGGGATAAGGACCTTTGAGAATTACACGAGGAACACCTTTGATTTGTCGTGTATTCCAGCGGTGAAGCAGTTGTGCGACCTTCCGATAATTGCTGACCCCTCTCACGCAGTAGGGCGGAGGGATTTGGTCGTGCCTGTGGCTAAGGGGGCGATGAGTGCAGGGGCTGATGGGCTTCTAATAGAGGTCCACGACAACCCCGAGATGGCTTTGACCGACTCGGCACAGAGCATAACTTTTGACCAATTTGAGGAGCTGATGACATGGCTGAAATCATCGGGACATTAGCAGAACGCCAAATGCGGAAGGGTTTGCCTTTCGGAATGTGGGGCGAGTCTGAATATTTAGACGAGCTTGTCGGGAAGAATGTGGTAATCGTGGGTCCAGCAGGCTATATGGTCGGGCAGGGGTTAGGGGAATATATCGACAGCTTTGATGTAATTGTTAGAGTCAACCACGCTTTGCCGATTGCGTTGCCCGAGGATTATGGCTCTAGGACAACGGTGTTGTATCATATTCTGTCGAGGAGAAACCACAACGCCGATGGCAAGCTGACGGTGACGCAGGAGGAGGTCGAGAGTTGGGATTGTGAATGGGTTGTTTCAAGGCATGAGTCGAGGAGCAGTAGAATTAGGGCGGTGGGACCGTTCTTGCAGGGTCGTAAATGGACAGCGATGGACCATGAGTTTTTCTTCAAGGTTCGTAAAGAGGTCGGCAGGCTTGCACCGAACACAGGCGTGAGTGCGATTGCTCACCTTTTGCAGAGCCAGTTGAAGAGCTTGCATGTTCTAGGTTTCGACTTCTACCGCTCGGGGGTCTACAAGGGATATGGTGACATTCGGGAGGGAGAGAGGGCGGATAAGGTGAACGAGCGGTGGCACGATGCCGAGGCTCAGTTGCACTTTTTGAAGGTGCTACAAAGGCGAGATAACAGGCTGATTTTCGATAGCGTGTTGAAGGGGATTATAGATGAGAGTGTTAGTTGTCGTACCCGCTAGATTAGAAAGCACGAGGTTTCCGAATAAACCGCTGTATAAAATAGCAGGTCGGGAGATGGTGCTTAGGGTGTTAGATGCATTACCGAGCTATGAGAAAATTGTAGCGACCCCGAATGTTCCGATTGCCGAGGTCGTGACGAGGGCAGGCTATGATGTTTTTGTGACGCAGAGAGAGGCGAGCTGTGGAACCGATAGATTGGTCGAGGTCGCCGAGAGTATCGAAGCGGATATCTATGTAAATGTTCAGGGCGATGAACCGCTCATCAGCGAGGATACCGTTCGGGCGATTGTAGAGGCGAAGATTGCGAACCCCGATAAGGTCGTGACAGGAATAGCCAACCTTGACAATAACAAGAATTGTGTTAAAGTAATACCAGACCAACAAGCGATGAGCCGAGAGGTTTATCAGCATATTGGGATATATGCTTTCAACGGAGCGGAATTAAGACGGTTCGGGGAAGGCGAGGTTTGGGAGGATATTGAGATTACTCGGTTCCTCTCTATGAAATATCCAGTACATTTTGTACAGGTCGAACGGACCCAAGCTGTAGATAGGCTTGAGGACATTAAAGAAGTGGAGCGTATGTTATGAGTGAAAAAGAAACTAAGGGGGCTGTCGAAGAGCAGAACCAAGAGGTGCTTACATTTACCCAAGAGGAGCTTGATAAGAAACTCCAAAGCGAAGCCGACAAGCGTGTACAGGAAGCCTTGAACACCGCTAAAAGCAAGTGGGAGAAGGAATGGACAGGCAAGTTGGAGAAAGCCAAGACGGAAGCGGAAAGGCTTGCTAAACTCTCGGCAGACGAGAAGAAAGCCGAAGAGGATAGGTTGAGAGCCGAAGAATTGGCTAAGAAAGACAGGGAGCTTACAGTTAGAGAGTTGCAACTCGAAGCTGTAGACGAGCTGAATAAGCGGAAACTTCCAGTCGGCTTTGCCAAGATTTTATTGGGCGAAACCGCAGAGGATACGCTCGAAAAGATAAAGCTGTTTGAAACCGCATTCAGAGAAGCGGTGCAGGCAGAGGTCGACTCGAAGCTAAAGGGCAGAACCCCAGAGGGTGCTACAGGCGAAACAGTCGATATGAACAAGATTTTACGAGGAATGAGGTAAATTATGTCTAAGATGATTTCAGAAAAAGATGCTCTCCCATTGATTCCAGTTCAAACTCTCAAAGAGATTATTGACGGTGTTGCAGAGGAAAGCGTAGCGTTGAGCCAATTCCAAAGGCTCCCCGATATGTCCAGCAGGACAGCAGAGATGACGGTTCTTGACAGCCTAGTTGATGCACAGTTCACCAGCGGTGTTGTTTATGATGATCTAACCTATGGAGCTGACGCTGACGGGACTTACACGCCCGACGAGAGTGTCCCTGGATTAAAAGCCACAGGTGATGCGAAGTGGGCGAAGAAAAAGATTGTCGCCGAGCCGATTGCGATTATTCTACCGATTGCGGAAGATGTTCTTGCAGACGCCGATTACGACATTTGGGCGGAGCTAAGACCACGCATTGTGGAAGCGTTTGGCAAGCGGATTGATGAGGCTATTATTTGGGGACAGGGGAGACCTGCTTCTTGGGAAACAGGGATTGTCCCTACCGCTTTGGCAAGGAACAACGTTGTCGCACAGGGCACAGGGGTTGACCTAGGGATTGATATTTCAAACCTTATGGGCAAGATTGAGGCACAGGGATTTGACCCCACAGGGTTCATCGCCGAGGTGGGCATCAAGGCTGTGTTGCGGAACCTCCGCAGTACCGCAGGGTTCCCATTGTTTAGCGATGGAATGATGACCGACCCCGATACCCTTTATGGTCACCCGATTAAATATTCCAAGAACGCTAGTTTCGACCAGACTGTTGCAAGCCTAATCGTGGGCGACATGAAGCAAGCCAAGTACAGTATTCGCCAAGATATTACCTTTAAGCTGTTCACCGAGGGCGTGGTGACCGACGACTATGGTAACATTGTCGCTAACTTGATGCAGAACGATATGGTCGCCTTGAGGGTCGTAATGCGGTTAGGGTGGGTATTGCCCAATCCTATCCACCAACTGAACCCCAACAGGGCAGGGTATCCTTTTGCGGTAATGACAAAATGATTGTAAGAATGCTAAAGACGACCTACCATTTCGGGGTTTCGTATAGACGTGACTCCGAATATGGGGTCGATGCGGACACAGGGAGACGCTGGATTGCTAATAGAATAGCGGTCGAGGTCGTGGAGCCGAAAGCGGTGGTGAAACCTCCAGAGGTGAGCTTTACCGTCAAGGAGCTACGAGAGATTGCTAAGGCGAAAGGCGTCGTTGGCTATAGCTCGATGAAGAAAGCCGAGTTGGAGAGAGTATGCTCAATTTAATGTCGCTAGAAAAGGTTAAGGCTCTGTTAGGGATTGTGGGGACCGACCACGATGCCGAGCTAGAGATGTTTATTCCGATTGTTAGTGCCGATGTTAGACGCATATTGAACAACCCAATGGACAAGTGGATTGCAGGAGATGTTAGAGCTAATGGCGACCTGTTAAAGACGACCGAGCGATTAGACTTAGGGCAGGTTGTGTATGCTCTCGAACTGCCAGCTGACACTTATGTAAAAAGTGTTGGGAGTGCAGGATATGGATTGAGTGCCAAAGCAGACTATGGTGTGGACAAGATTGTGCCCTTAGTCAACATCTCACAATGGCAGGCGATTGCTCGCATGGTGTTCTACCGAGCAGGCAATGCTAAGCCAGTTGTAGCAGGAGACAAGGTGCAGAGCAAGTCGATGGGACCTGTGTCCGTTAGCTATTCTTTAGACGTAAACAGGAAGTGGAATTATCCACAAGAATTATTAGACGATTTGGGATATCCGAGGTTAAGAGTGCCATGCTAGAGCAATTTAGAGATTGGGAACAGACCGAACTGACGTTGTACTTCTCCGATAGTGGCTACAACCCTGTCACAGGTAGGGCTGATAAAGGCTACAAGAAGCGAGAAGACATCTTAGCATGGGTGTTCCAGTCTGGCTCTATGCAGGGACTCGTCTCGGATAAGATAATAGACCAAAGTGATTATGTTGGAGTTTATGATGGACCTGTTGAAGCGAGCGATATTGCAGAAATGAACGGTGTCTTTTATGAAATAATCGGACCCGATAACGTGCTTTTCCAAGATTGTGTGTACACCTTCGGGTTAAGACGGACAGAGAAGCCTAGCATAGACGCAGGCGGACTGCCGATATTTGACATTTTAGGGGACCGTTTTGGAGTAATAGGTGACGATAAAGGGGTGCTAGGTGACAGAGAGAGTTAAGCAAGCAATACGAGGAGCAAGCGAGAAAATGGTGCTAGAGATGGCGATAAGGCTCGCAAACCAAGCCAAGTTGTTAGCCCCTGTCGATTTGGGACAGCTACGGAACTCGATTTCTGTTGCGACCAAGAACCAGACGGGGATTGAGCTTAACAAACACGCAGGTGAGAAAGCACCACCGCTGGAACAGACTGGGCTAAAGGAAGCGGAGGCGTATGTTGGGTCTAACGTTGAGCACGCAACGCATCAAGAATATGGCACGATGTACCAGCCCGCCCAGCCCTTTTTGCGACCAGCGAAAGAGCTGGTGCTAGACGGAGCGACAGCCGAGCAGGTGATGAAGAAATGGAATGCCGAAGCAATGGATCGGTTAGTGAGGTCTGAAAGATGACAAGCTATTTAGTGGAAGCGTTGAGGAAGAACTCGATTGTAGCGATGTTGGATACGATTGGCGGTTATGGTGCGATTGTGACCGAGCAGGTGATACCCGAGGAGCTTCAACATTTACGCAGGTTGTTACAGATTTACCGAGTGTCGCCGATTACACCCGATGATGTGCAGGTTCTGACCTACACCGTAAATTGCAGGCAGACGAACGAGAGCGACGCTGATGTGTTGGCGTCTTTGGTCTATGGAGAGATAAACCGAGCTGTTGCGAAGTACGCAGGCAGAAAGGTTTATTCACAATGTACGATACACAGGAGCATATTTGAGGGTGAGAACCTTTGGAACACTCCTGTTGATGTGAGGATTTACAATGCCTAGACAAACAGGTGAGAAAAAAATACTGTTCCCCGATGGGTTTAGACTAGAGATTAAGCCCGAAGGTGGGGATTTCAAAGATGTTGGTGTACTCGCAGGCGGTGGGGTTTTTACCTACAACTGGGAGGAGCGGAAGATTGACGCAGGGAACTATGAGGGGTTGGTAGACGAAGCTTACCGTCCAACTGTGAACTTTGCACCGAGTGCGATCTGGAACTTTGACCCAGAGGTGATTGCTAGCTTATTCCCAGGCTTCCTTGAAGCTGACAAGGTGAGCGGTGGTGCTTATGCAGGTGAGAATGTGGATT